CCTTTCAGAGGCGAACTGCTCAGACTTTCTAGAAGAAATGTAGACCCGAGTCGCCACCATGCCGATCTTTAGGTGGGCTTGCTCATACCCCATCGATCGTAAAATGTTCGATGTTCTTTTCGCTCCAGGCTGTTTATACCCGTACTTTTTAAGCGCCTCGTTTAGTCTGGAGATAACCACCAGGTCCTCGGATACCAGGCTTTCCTCGATCGAGAGAACCTCCCGAATGTTCGATTCGTCGTCCGATACGGACTCCTCGATCATGTTCAGTTTTGCCTGGTTCGTCTCCGGCGCTGCGTTCGGATTGAACTCCGACAGGTCAATATTCAATAACCAGGAACGGATCTCGCCGTCGTCGTTATCAATCGCCGAATAGAGCGCCTTCCAGTAGTCCTCGCCGCGCTCCTCGAGGAGTGCTGCGCGACTCTCGAACCTGGTGGCGAATACGCCCCATCGCCTGTCGCCATGGTCCAGGACCAGGGCGTCGGCATGGTTCGTACAAGCGAGATAGTTCTGCGTATTGAGGACGTCGATCCCGTCCTGGCCCTTACGAACGACCTCGACGGTCTGGTTCGATATGAAAGGCTTTAGCTTGTTCATCACGTCGTGGCGGCTATGGCCGATTACCCGGATCTCCTCCAGGACGCCGACGCACGCGCCAGTCGCCCATCCGGTGAACGCGGAGAACAGGCTGTCGAGGCTGATATTGCGGACGTGACGCTGTCCCATGGCCGCCGCCAGGACTCGGGCGATCGTGGTCTTTCCGTCGCCCTGGACGCCGAACAGGACCGGCGACCAGAGGATCTTCTCGCCTGGGCGTTGTACGTTGTGGGCCATCCATTGAATGAGGATATCGGCGTCGTGATCCGAGAACGTGGTGCGGATATGCCGCTCGACTGTTCGCCAGTTCTGGCCGGCGTGCCAGTCGGCGCGCTCGGCGACCGCATCCTGGCGATAGCTGTTCACGAACTGGAGACCCTTGTACTCGAAAAACGGGTCCGGAATACTTCCCTGCTTTGGCCAGTACATCTCGGCGTAGACGCATCGCCCGCCGTACTCGGCGAACATCTTGGTCGGTGCTTTCCTGTTGCCGTTCTGGTCGGCCGGCATATCGGCCGCGTACTTAATGTCGATCGACTTGGCCGGTGCGATTGCTCCGGTCTCGATCGAGTAAAACTCGGCCGACTTCTCGAGAAAGACCCATTCGGACGTGAGGCCGGTCTCGCGGAGCGAATGCGAGAGGATCTCCCGCATTTCATCGGTCATTATGATTTTGCCGATATCGCCGACCGTCAGGTCATACCCGAGTTTTTTCGCTCGACGCTTGAAGTCGTGCGACAGGCTTTTCGTGATCGCCGAACTGATCCCCCTTAATTTGCGGATCTCGGCCGCGCTCGAGTTCATCAAGTCGTCGATCGTGTTCGACGCCTCAATTAAAGCGCGCGCTCGATCGACCGAGGTCTGGTCGTGCTTAAACGGCCTGGGGGCGGCCTTACCCTGTCCCAGGCCGGTCTTAAAAAACTCCGCGGCCGGATGTTCACCCTGCGAGGCGCGAAACGCGCGCTCGGCGTCCTCGAGCGATCCGTCGAAATTTAACTGTACGTTGGCCACCCAGGCGTCGAATGATCCCTGGAGTGGATCGCTTGCGTGGTCGGAGTGCCAGAGGCCCTCGCGGCCTGGGATCTCTCGCACGCATGGCTCGCCGGTCGCCGAGGGAGGAGCGTATCGCTTAGTCGCGCGGTCCTGCGTGTACCCATGCTCGGCCAGGATCTCGGGGACCGTATGCGCGCGATTGAATGGTGCGCGACAGTCGGACGTGTAGGCGAGTTTCCGGCCCGAGCGGCCTCCGCTGATCGCCAGGTGGGGCTTGGCGGGCTTGGCCAGGTGTTCGGATATGGCCGCGAAGAATTTCGCCTGGACGACGCGCAGATACTCCAGGTCGGTCGTGCATCGTTGCCAGAACTCCAGGAACGCATCAGGTAGCGCAGGACGGTCGTCCAGGCGTTTCCCGTTGGCGTATTGCTGCGTGCATAGCGTCCCGTCCTTGGTGCGGTACAGGAGGCCAGGGACGCAGTCCTGGAGGTTCGGACTGTCGGCGCGCAGTTCGAGGACGGTCCCGGTCTCTTTCGAGGAGAACTTGATCCAGGATAGATCGGGTTCCTCGGCGAACGCAGAGCGCCCACCTGAACCTGGTCGCGTGGAATTGCTGCGAGCGCCTGCGGCCATGATGGCCTGGAGGTCGAACCCGAGCGCGCGCATCCCGACGACAGATAGTTCCCAGTTGTCCGGGTCGATACTGCATAGGCGATTAGGCGCAAGCGGTACACCGTACCCGGTGGCGTTGTCCTCGATCTCCCAGGCTCGGCCTTCGGGCGAGTTCCACCCCAGGCCGATCGGGCGCTTTTCGTAGTCGTGCAGTCTGACCAGGTTAAAACCCGCGTCTAATAATCGTCTTGCTTCGCTCAGGTCAGGCTGCATATTGCTCATTCTCCAGAATCTCTATTTGTTTTAGTACATCCTCCTCACGCCGCCCAAAATAGCGCGCAAGATAGTCCAGGTTCGCGTGATAAACCGCGGGCAGGCCGCGCGCCGCATGAACCCATCGCGCGCAGCACGTCAAACACGTTTTAAACCGATACCCCGCACCTGGCCCATGATCGCAGGCGAATAACTGGCGGGTATTGGTCGGCGCAGGGCCGACCTCATTCTTTTTTATATGCACCGGCCGCACTCCCTCGAGCGCCACACCGTAGGCCGCGCCTTCAACGGGGCCGACCTGGCGCTCTCGAATGGTGAACGGCTTTCGCCTGGCGAGTTCGTTTATCAGGCGCGGGTAGCTGTTGAGTAGATCCGCCTGGTGTTGTGCGTCGTCTGATCTGAGGTCGTACATCCAGACCGTCTCGATCGCTCCCGAGTAGAGCATTTCGCGAATTGCTCGGCGCTTTTCGTCACTTGGCGGGTTCGTCACGATTATTTCGTGGAATACTTTTTTGCTCCCGACGTCGGAGATATGGATCCCGTTCGGGTATCTCGCGCACAATTCACCGCCATAAATCGCCTTGACCGCTGCGGAGGCGATTCTATGTAGAACGCCCTCGCCACCGAACCCGGAGAGATCATCGCCTCCGTGTTTATGCCCTGGGTAGTGGGCGAAATGCTTGGCGATCTTGCTGTGCGGGTGGCCGCTCTTGAGCATGACGTCGCACCCTTTCTCACACCGATATTTTGTTTTCCAGGTTGCCCTGTTAACGCTTATTGCCTGTCCGCTCTCATCGAATACTAGGCTCCTTGCATACATAGATTTTTCTCCCTAAACCGAATCTAAACATCTTTATAAAACGTCAATGGCCCAAGCGATAAAAAACATCGTCGCGACCAGGAGACCCAGGGCGACGAGGATCTCGACCCAAACCGCGTCGCGTTTTTGTACTGGCCGGCTTGCATCGAGGAACGCCTGGCGATTGTCTTTTCCGAAGTCTTGCATCTCATACCCCTAGTTTGTCGAAAATAGCGTTCTGAATGGCGCGCGCGTAGGAATAAGGCATTCCGTCATGCGCCGCGTGTAGTGCCTTGACCAGGTCGGCGTCGAGCATGAGATCGCGCCGGCCGTTGGCCAGGCTCTCGGCGATCACGTCGGCCGCCGCGTCGACGTTCTGGTTCGGACCGACCAGGAGGCGGAGCGCCTGGACGAGGGTTTCGCGGTAGTTCATTTCGCGGCCCCCAGGACTTCGCGGATCGATCCCGAGTATTGAGAGGCGGCCACCTGGACGCGCGCCTGGTCGGCCGCGTGAGTCTCAATCTCGATCAGCTTGTCCAGGTAGTGCCTGGCCTTTTTCAGGTCGTCCAGGCCGCCCTTGTCTTTCCACCGCGCCAGGTACTTGATCGCGTTCCCCTGGAGGAATCCCGCGAAGGCCTCGGTCGTCATCCAGGACTGCATGGCGTCCCAGGGCTGTATCGATTTACTGGTGTAGTGCGTGCCTTGAACTTGATAGTCATTCGCCGACATAGTGGCTCCTTTAAATGAATGCGAGGGACGCGCCCAGGAGGAACGCGAGGATCAGGGCGGCCGTGACCTCGCCCGAGAACTGGAAACGGTTGTCCGACTTATACGGCCCTTGGATCGGGATAAAGTATTCCGGCTCGCGCAGGGCCTCGGCGCGCGTGCGATAAACCTTCTCGGACCGAAGGCGGGTCATTAACTCCTGGAAATGGTCGGGCATTTTTAACTCTCCTTGTTTAGCGAAATGCTTTTGTAACACGTTATTTAGATTATCTCAACATAACAGACAAAAAGGTGGGCGACGACCTGAGCGTGGGACCGCGTGAAGGAGTGGCACGCATTAAACGCATTTAACAGGCGTCGCCCATAAGGGGAGACTATTTTTTCATCGGTGGCTTGTCGGCCGGCTTCGGATCACCAGGCATCAGTTCGAACGCCTCGGGCGAGTCGCCGATCACCTGGTGATAGATATCGCATTTCGAGAACGCGCAAGTAATCGCGAAGTAGCGCCTGGCGTCTGGCGACTGGTGAGGCGCGCACCCCGCCAGGAGTGCCAGGACCACCAGGGCGGCCCTCATGCGTTCGCTCTCACGTTGAGCGCGGTCAGGAACTCGCCAGGGATCAGGTCGGCCGGCGTGAGAGTGATCCCTCTCTCGCGTGCGGCCCGAATGATCGGCCGCCATTGGCGCATGGGGATCGCGCCGCCGGTCCCGCCGTCGTCGCGTGAGCGGAACCATAGCGTCACGGTCGCCCGGTGGATACCGGCCGCCTCGGCGAGTGCCGACCGGGTCCCGAACAGGGCGACCAGGCGTTCGGCCGGTAATTGAGACGTTGAAGTTCGCAAAGTGGTCTCCTGGATTCGGGTAGTGTTGCGTTTCTCTTGCCGGTAGTTTAGGCTTTCTCCTCGCGTTGTACAACCATAAACGAACCGAACGAATGACGAACGAAGTCGATACGGCCGCCCTCCAGGGGCGGATCCGGGACCTGAAACTCACGCAGCGCGCCCTCGCCGACCACCTGGGGGCGGACGCGGCCACCGTCTCGATGCTCCTGCGAGGCAAGCGCCGGATCACGCCGGCCGAGGCCAAACAGATCGCCGGGTTCCTGAAGTTGCCGATCGGCGAGGTCCTGCGCCTCTTTGGCGTGGACGTCTCCGAGGATCCGAAGGTCCCGATCATCGGCCATTGCACGACCGAGGGACTGGTCACGCTCCTGGCTCCTGGCGCGCAGGACCGCGCGGCCGGTCCGGCCGACCTCCCGCGCGACGCTCGAGCGATCCAGGTACGCGCCCCCTTCGCACCAGGCGACGGATGGATCCTGTTCTGCGAAGGGACTCAGAGCGACCCGAGCGAGAACCTGGGGCGCTTGTGCCTGGCGGCCACCGCCACCGGCGAACTGACCATCGGCGTGATCGCCCGCGGGTATCAGTCCGGCCGGTTCAACATTACGACGCGTTTCTTCACCCTGGGCGCGCCCCTCGAGAATCTCTCCCTGGTCTGGGCGTCGCGCGTGCTTTGGATCCGCCCCAGTTAATAGCTTTACGCTATCAATATAATCGGTTTCGATTAGTATTTATTTTGTTCGATACGTTGAGAATCCCTCAATTCCATGATCTAATCTTTTTAACGGGAATTAACCCGCAAACCAAAACTAAGGAACGAAAAAATGAAAGGGATCGTAATCGGAATAGCGTTTCTCCTCGGCGTGTCTTACCTGGCCACATCAGACTGGGCCGACGCCGCCGTCACGGAAATGACGAAACCCGCTCCGACCTCGGCCGCCGAACGGGACTACACCGTTTGCAAATTGCAGTTAGACCTGGCCGACCCGTTCGTGACCCGCGGGAAAGTTTTGGCCGTTTGCGGCTCGGCCCCTAAGTAATCGCCGCTATGAAAATCGCCGCCCTCCTCGCCGTGTTGCTCTTGTCTGGATGCGCCGGTATGCCGCGCGCCTATACGGACCACATTCCGGCGTTCAATCCCCCAAGCGATCCCTATCAGCGATATCTGCTCGAGAGCGAGCGCCGTCGCATCATTTACCGGGCGTTTCACCCGGTCCGTCGTCATCGTCATTAACCACCACAACCAAGAGAGAAAGAAATGGCCTTTAACCTTGCCAGTATCAGTAAAACGAAACAAATGCGCGCCCCCCGGATCCTCCTGGCCGGCGTCCCCAAGGTCGGGAAATCGACCTTCGCGGCCGGCGCGCCGAACCCGATCGTCATCCGCACCGAGGACGGCCTGGACGGTGTCGACGTGAGCGCGTTTCCCCTCGCCGAGACTTACGAGGACGTCCTCTCCGCGATCGATACCCTCACGAACGAGGATCACGACTTCGAGACCGTGGTACTGGACTCGACCGACTGGCTCGAACCGCTCTTGTGGGCTTACGTCTGCAAGAAAAACAAATGGGACAACATCGAGGCCGCCGGCTACGGGAAGGGATACGTCGCGGCCGCCGACGAGTGGCGAAACTTGATCGAGCGCCTGGAGATCCTGCGCGCCAAACGAAATATGGCCGTGATCCTAATCTCTCACGTCTCGATCAAACGCATCGAGGACCCAATGACTGAGGGATACGATTCCTACGTCTTAAAGACGAACGCCAAGGCCTCCGCGATCCTCGAGGAGTACGCCGACGTCGTCGGATTCGCCGCCCACCGCGTCGCCGTAAGAAAGACGGACGCCGGGTTCGGCCAGAAACAAAATAAGGCCCTGAAAACGGGCGACCGAGTTCTCCACCTGGAACCTAGTCCGGCCTATCCCTCCGGGACTCGGTTCGGGTTCGAGGACTGCGACCTTACCTGGGAGGCCCTGGCCAACCAGTTCCCCGCGTGACCCAGTAGTTAACTAAACCACAACCCATAGGAATTAACCCAATGAAAACCTCTTTCGAGTTCGACCCCTCAACCATTGAACCCGCCGAACAGTTCGAGCGCGGACCGATCCCTCCTGGGACGTATGCCGCGAGCATTCTCGACGCCGAACTTAAGGACACGAAGTCGGGATCCGGCCAGTACATAAACGTCACGCTCGAGATCACGACCGGCGACTTCTCAGGCCGGCGCGTCTGGCACGTCCTGAACGTGGTCAACCAGTCGGCCCAGGCCGAGTCGATCGGTCGCCAGGAACTCGCGGGACTTTGCTCCGCGATTGGCCTGGACAAAATGAAACACATCGAGGACTTGATCGGCCATGACGTCCAGGTCGAGATCGGGATCGATAAAAAGGACGCGACCAGGAACCGGGTCTATGGATACAAGGCCGGCGCGAAGGCCGCCCCCGTGCGGGTCGAACAACCCGCCCAGGCGTCCGCGGCTCCTCGTAAGGCGTGGAAATGAAGATATTGATCGCCTGCGAATATAGCGGGGCGGTCAGGGATTCATTTTTGGCATCGGGTCACGACGCTATGAGTTGTGACCTGCTTCCTACCGATTCCCCAGGTCCTCATTATCAGGGAGACATTCGAGACGTTTTAGATTTCCCCTGGGATTTGATGATCGCCCACCCACCCTGTACGGACCTGGCCGTCTCTGGCGCGGCTTGGTTTAAAAATAAACGAATGATCGGCGCGCAACAAACGAGCGTCTCCTTTTTTATGATGCTTGCGAAGGCCGATATCCCGAGGATTTGTATAGAAAACCCTGTTTGTATTATGTCGACCCTCTGGCGCAAGCCGGATCAGATCATTCAACCCTATATGTTCGGCCATAGGGAAACGAAGGCGACCTGTTTATGGCTTAAAGGTCTCCCGCCTCTCACGCCCACCGATAACGTGAAAGAGGAAACGATGGCACTCCCCGAGCGGGAAAGGATGCGGCTCCATTACCTTCCGCCGTCCGCCGATCGTTGGAAGATTAGAAGCGAGACATTTTCGGGTATCGCGAAAGCAATGGCCGAGCAATGGGGAAATATTGAGGATACACAAAACAATGGAAGACAGAATCCTATGCTCGGCGTGCCAGTCCCGCCGACTATTAAAAAACATGACCAAGATTCAGCGCGGAAAGATCCGCCGGTGGATCTGCAACGAGTGCCAGGACAAGATCAGCGTATCAATCTATCAAAGGAAACCAAAAAATGAGCGAACCAGTAAAAGCGAGTGATATCGACAAACTGAACCGGCCGATCTGGCCAGGGTTCACCCTGAAGGACTGCGCCCGTCGGGCCGGGTCGCTCGAGATCCTGGCCTCGCCCAGTCGCATCGAGGGAACGCTGTTCTATCCCGACGGCCGCGTGGTGAAACCATGACGCCGATCCCTGAACGCTCAAACACCACCGCCCAGGCGATCGTGAAGTGGTGGGGAAAGAAACCCCAAGGGAACCGCCCTCACCTGGGCGCGTCGCAGATCGGGAAGTCGTGTTCGCGCGCGCTCTGGTACTCCTTCCGGTGGGCTAAGACTCCGGCCTTCGAGGGTCGTATGCTCCGCCTGTTCGACCGCGGGAACCTCGAGGAAACCAGGTTCGTCGACGAGTTGCGCGCGATCGGCGTCGAGGTCTGGGACCTGGACCCGGATACAAACAAACAGATCCGCATCGAGGCCGTGAATGGTCACTTCGCGGGTTCGTGCGACGGAGTGGCGAAAGGCCTCCCGGAGGCCCCGAAAACGGCCGCCGTCCTGGAGTTCAAGACTCACGGAGAAAAGTCGTTCGCGACGCTCGAGTCTAAAGGCGTCCAGGTCGCGAAACCGGAGCATTACGCCCAGGTCCAGGTTTACATGAAGTTCCTCGAACTGGACCGCGCCCTGTACCTGGCGGTCAACAAAAACACGGACGCCCTTTATTCCGAGTGGATCCATGTCGACGCGGACGCGGCCGACCGCCTGGTCGCGAAGGCCGAGGCGATCATTAACGCGACGACGCCCCCGGAGCGCATGGCCGACGACCCGAATTTCTTCGAGTGCCGTTGGTGCGACTTTAAGGATCTCTGTCACGGCCAGGCCGTCGCCGAGGTGAACTGTCGGACGTGTTGCCATGCGTCGCCCGTTGAGAATGCCTCCTGGCGTTGCGAGAACCATAATCGGATCATCGCCGAAAAGGTTCAGCGCGAGGCGTGCGACTCCCACCTGTTTATCCCGCCGTTGATTCCGTTCGCCGACGCGATCGACGGAGGCGAGGCCTCGGTCACTTACCAGGTGAAAGGCGCGGACCGCACGTTCACCAATAGCGCGACGCCAGGCCATTACAAGAGTCGCGAGATCCGTCTCCTGGACCCTTCGCTCCTGGGCGACAAAATGATCGAGGACGTGAAAACGATTTTCGGCGCGGAGATCACGGCCGGGAACTCGATCGCGGAAATGCCCGACGACCTCGAGGCCGTGTACGCGGAGGATAAGTCGCCGGCCGGTAAGAAAGCGAAAAAGGAGATCGAGAAAAACAAGGCGTCGATCGCCGCATTAAAGGAAATGAAACCATGAGCGACGAAAAATATTACCTGGGCCTGGATCCAGGCTTAGACGGAGCGGTCGCCGTGGTGAACGCGCGCGGGTATCTGGTGGACGTGATCGATTTCCCGACGGTCGAGATTAAGGTCGGGAAGGCAACAAAGCGCCGAGTCGCGGCCGCCGCCCTGGTAACGGAAGTCGAACTTTATACGCGGTTCGAGTGCGAGGCGATTGTCGAGTCGGTCGCATCGCGTCCAGGCCAGGGCGTCGCGTCCGTCTTTTCGTTCGGCCAGACCTACGGGTTAATCGTCGGCGTCCTGGCCGGCCTCAAGGCTCCGACGGAGTTCGTCACGCCGAGGGTCTGGACGAAGGAAATGCGCGTCACCGAAGGCAAGGGAGGCAGCCGCGAGAGGTGTATGCAGATCTGGCCAGACCGCGCGCATATCTTCGCCCGCGTGAAGGATCACAACCGCGCGGACGCCGCCCTCCTGGCGCGGTACTTGTGGGAGAAATCTAAATGAGTCTAATGCTTACGGCCTATCTGCTCGAGAAATACGGCCCCAGGCTCGGCATGGAGGAGGTGGCCGAGGTCCTGCGGATCTCGAAAGGGAATCTCACGAACCGGCTGTATCGCGGAGAGATCACGCTCCCGACGTACCTGGACGGAGGTCGTCGGTTTTGTGCCGCGGAGGATCTCGCGGCTTACCTGGGTCGATTGCGTGAAACTGCTCGGGCCGAAGGTTAGTGTATCGCTTGAGCATAGACCAGGATCGGTGGCCCGAGACCAGGGCCACCTGTTCGATCGTGTACCCCATCTCGAACAACCTGGAGACCGCCTCATGGCGCAGATCGTGGAAATGAAGGTCCTCGATGCGCGCGACTTTGCACGCCAGGAGAAACTGGTCCGAGATCCATTCCGGCGAGACCGGAAAGATCGGGCCGTCGCCCTTGGCCTGGAGCATGAGGATCTCGAGCGCGTTTCCCAGGAGCGGGATTACGTCCGTATGGCCTTCGCGCTGTCGCGGGTGCTTACGGTCGCGGATCGTGAGGAGGCGTTTCTCCTGGTCGACGTCTCGCCATTCCAGGCGCACGAACTCGCCTCGCCTCATGCACGTTAGAACCGCCAGGTCGTAGATATCGCGCAGCATGGCCGGCATGACCGCACGCAGGGCCGTCTCCTCATCGCTCGAGATCCGGCGCTCGCGTGCCTTGCCAGGACCCACCAGGGCCAGGTGATCCAGGAGTGGCCGCGCCTGGGCGACAGGATCGCCCCAGTCCTCGCCGAGTGTGATCCGCGCGTACTTGAGCGCGGTCCCCAGTTTCGAGACCTCCATCCCGATCGTGTACGGTCCCGCGCCGTCTTTCTTGCGCTTGGTGCAATACTGCGCGATTCGTTTGGGCGTGAGGTTCGCGACCCGATCGTCGCCGAGTTCGCGCTCGAGGTGTCGCAGCATATAGACCTCGTTGGACTGCGGCTCGATCGGCCGCGCCCCCATTTCCCGGAGTTCCTGGTACGCCTCGATCGCCTGGGCGACGGTCGCGCCGTTCGGGGCCGAAGGCGAGCGCCCCAGGTCGATCGCGCTCTCGGCCTGGCGCGCCCACCTGTCGGCCTCGGCGCGGGTCTTGAACGTCTTGCACGCGGTCTTTGCGCCCTTGCGACGCACCAGGACGCGGAAGGTCCCGGCTTTGGTTTCTGAGATCGTGGCCATCGACTGATACGCTGATACGCGAGGAGGCACAAAAGTAGCACGCGCCAGGCGAACAGAGTGGTATCGAGTTGTAGAAAGTGCTTGATTTACCGAGGTCGCCGCTCTAGGATTGCCCCGTTGCCTCCGTAGCTCATCGCGAAGGAGAGCGAGGTTCCATGCGGGTCTCCGGCCGGACGTATCGCGAAAAATATCACTCGTCCGGCCTGGCGTATCACTTCGCGACGCGCTCGAACCTCTACGCCGTGAGACTTTCTCAATGCTTAGGCCAACATTGAACCGGCCTTGACCTTCACGGCCGCGACTCGGTTCAACCATCCTTTGCCGTAAACGTCGAAAGTGGAAAGGCTTCGATAGAAGTCCTCCTTCGCCTGGCTGAACTTGTCGATCAGATCGATCGGGTCGGCCGCCTGGACCGCCGCCATCGTGATCGGACCCAGGCCACCGTCGGCGTTCAGGCCGAGCGCGGTCTGCAAGAGCTTGATCGAACGACCTGGGCCGGCGTTGACGCCCATATCAAAGATCAAATAATCGACGCCGCCAGGCAGTTCGTCGGCGCGCACCGCGTCCCAGTACTTACGCTTGTACAAAGGCTCGACGTCCGCGGGCGTGAGTTTCCGCATCTGGTCATGCGTGACCTGGTGGCCGACGTGGTTCTCCCAGTTGTGCTGCGTCACGCCGAGCATGGTCGAACCAGGCCGGCCGTCGGGTAGCTTGTTACCAGGATCGCGGACGTCGTCCGTAAAACCGCCCTCACTCGCGAGCATTTGCTCGAATGCTTGTTTCCAGTTCTCTATCATTTTTGATGCTCCATATTAAGATTGATCCATTTTTGTAGTGCGACTAATTTGGCTGTTTCCTCGGCGCAAAGTCCAATAATGGCAGGGTCGTCGGCGCTTCCATTAACGACTGGGGCGGCTTTGGAAATGGCGGGCAAATTGCAGCGACCGGGACCGTTGTCGCGCATCCTGCGAGCGTACTCATTGCGAATAGTGCTAATGCGAGTTTCGTATTCATCTTTAACGCTCTCCGTAATGACCTCGGCGATTTCGATCGCGTGCTTAGTGGCGGCCTCTTGCGCTTTACCGATCGCCTCGACCTCATTCTTGAACGCCATAAATCGCGCGTGTTCGTCGCTGTATCCCTTGTAATAGGCCAGGCCGAGCGCGACGACGATGGCCGCAATTTTCGCGTATAGCATTACTTCACCCCCGATAACATTCTGGCCGCGATTGTGAGCATGGCTCGCGCGCGATCGAGGTCGATCGGCGCGTCCTTATAAAGGACCGTGATCTGGCCAATAAAACTGGTGTAGTCGGGCGGGACCGACGTCCTGCACGCGAACGTCGCGCCCTGTTCGATGTACCAGATCCCCGCCTCGCTCTGAGGCGTGGCGTAAAACCCGCAGGGAACCTGGCCGGCCATGAGGTCGACGACGTCGGCGTTGTTCGCGTGGTTCGACGTAAACAGTCCGATATTCTCGCCCTCGAGGCTCTTGTTTCGCCGGCCCTCTCGATTCTCTGCGCGCACGATCACGCGCTTATTAAAAATCGTATCGACGCTCATTAGAGAGACCGCGACGACGTTCTGGTCCTTCATTAGTAGCGCGATAGCGTCGTCGAATCGTGCCGCGTTGAGTTTCGGGAGTGCCGTTGACTTTTCGTAAACGCCGAGGAGAAAAGTTTTATTGTCGTATACGAAAAAACCGGCGTAGCCGATAAGGCCCAGGATAAGGACGACGGCCAATTTAAAAGGCGAGTCGATATAGGTCAGGATGGACATAACGCCATCCTTAACCTGGGAGGTTTGCTTGTCCTCCATTACTTCGCCTCAAGTGCTGCGACCTTGGCCGTGAGTTCCTGGATCGCCGCGACCAAAGTCGCCACCAGGAACGACGTGTCGATCCCTTGGTAGACCGGGCGCTCGCCGGTCTTTGTCCAAGTCTCGGATTTCTGGAGTTTGTCCGGCTCGGTCACGCCTTCCTGCGTGACATTGCCCTCCGCGTCGACGACGTTTCCGATTGCCACAACCGCGTCTTTTTCACCCGTCACGCAATCCGGGACGACCGCTTGCAATTCGTGAGCGATAAAGCCTTGCCCCGCTGAACCGTCGACCTTCCATGTGTAGGTGCATGGCTTGAGTGCTGCGACTTTCTCAAGCGCCCCGGTCATTGGTGCGACGTTTTCCTTTAGGCGGTAGTCGGACGTTGTGTTGTATGAGGTGCTTGCTCCGTTTGTCGTAATCGTGCCTGTGAGAGTTGGCCCGTAGCTGAAGGACACAAGCGGGCCAACATTCCCAAGAATGACTAAATCTAGGGCTGTCTCGTTAATCGAGGTCATTTGTGCTTTGCCCCGATTAAACAAACGAACTCCCGACTGGCTGATCGCGGTGTTTATAGACGTAGCCCCGACCATAAAATTGCCATCCGCGTCGAGGCGGGCGCGCTCTGCGCTGTTGGAATAAAATTTAACAGAATTCTCGCCGCCAAAAGCGATAGCGCTCTGTCCCTCCGATCCGTCAACATTGCGCCTTATAAAGACGTCTGCGTTATTCCATCCAGATACGCTTGATGTCCTAACCCAATGAACATCGAGAGAATCACCGTTCCCGGTGTTGGATTCAAGTCTAAGAGCGTTGACGCGGTTGCCGACCGTGTTCCCTAGCGTCGGCTGATTTACCTGTAATTTATAGGCGGGCGCAGTCGTGCCGATACCTACGTTTCCGTTCGTCATTACCCGAATCGCCTCGACGTTGTTGGCCATGACCGCGGTCGGATGATTGGATACCGTCCCTAAGAACCCGACGCCGCTACTAAGAGACTGCATCCGCGTATCGACGCCGTTCGTCGTCGTATACGCGCGGATTGCCGTGTAATCGACACCGTGAAAGTCGCCGCGCACCGTTGGGTTATTTGTGCCGACGCCAAAGTCGCCCGCTTGCGTAAACCGCGCGACCTCGGTCTTATTTGTCGCGATAACTGTCGGATGACTAGACGCCGACCCGAAGGCCGCGTACTGGTTGTTAAACCCTTCCATGTAGGCAATCGCACCGCCCGCGCCCGCGCCTGTCGATTGGATCGGGCCGGGTAGAGGAATGTCGTTCGTGCCGTCGTAGACGTACATTTTCCAACCGCCGGCCACCGAGTTATCGATCCAGACCGTACCGGCCACCGCATAGGATGGACGCTGCGGCCCGATATGGCCGGAGTGAACCGCGTCGCGCCATTGGTTGATCTGCTCGGAGAGGCTTACGCCGTCGTCGACTTCGGGGATTACGTTAATGTTGAACTGGCTCATAATTTCCTCTTATCCGTTGTTGTTCAGAATTGTATTCATGTACTGCGACGCGCTCGAGCGAACTCGCGCGGTACTTGCTCGGGTCGTGCCTTGCGTAGATAACTGGTGCGGTAAGGTCTGCGCCTCCTTACCCCATCCGCGCGCGATCCAGTCGAACTGGCGCGCGACGTCGACGCCGTCCTTGTCGACGAATGCGATATTGAAACCGAATCGATCCTTCGCGTAGACGACTGCGCGGTCGCCCTGTTGCGCGGAGTCCTGCGTAATCCCGAGCGCGGGCGTCTCAAAATATGGCGGGTCGAAGTCGACGCGCAGTCCCGCGGCCAGACATTGAACGTCGTAGTCGCCATCGACGCGGATCCTGGCGCTTGCCTGCACGCTCGCCCTGTTGATCTTGATCCCGATATTCGGATCGCGTGAGGCGACGCAGAGACGGAACTGGAAAATCTGGCCGGTGTATTCGCCGGCGTAGAACTTGCGCCAGGGACTAAATGGCGCGTTACCGAGTAGCAGGTTCGGCTCGACGTTGTCGAGCGTTGGCCAATCCTTTAACAGGAGCGTCGCTTTCGCCGCGCGCAATTCTAGCCAGGCGTCCCATTGCTCGCCCACCAGGGCCGCGTCCATCGCGACGCCGCCGACAATGGCTTCGGCCTCGATCTGGGCCGTGAAGGTGATCGGCTGAATCTGGCGGAAGTCCAGGGTCTCTTTGAAGTTGTAGATCCCGCTCGGCGCGTAGGTCCCATCGGGTAGAGTGATCGACTGGATATACCCGTGGTTTTTAAGTGTAGGTTTGACCTCGGCGAGAATCGGCCATTCGACCAGGAAACGCTTGGCTACCGCCTCCATGCCGTTGATCGTGCCGTCCCAGTAGGCGTCTTCGAGCGTGAGTAGTTCGATATCGTCTGTGAGCGTGGCCGTGGGCGTAATGGCCATAATTGAACCCTCGGAGACGTTCCCGAAGGTGTCGACTGTCTTTACGAAGTAGGTCCCCAGGCGCGCCGGGACCGTGAGCGAAGTCGAGGCGTAAGGCTGTCGACTCGCGATAATTGTCGCGCTGTGAAAGTCTGCGCCCTCGAACCTGGGCGAGTAGCGCACGACGTAATGAGAAACGTCGTTCGAGCGCGACTCGCTCCATTCGAGATAGATCGATTCCTTGCTGCGGATATCGAGGTCGAAGTATTCCGGCGCTAGAGGCTTGACCCTGTCGCCCACCGCGACGATCGTCGTCTGAGGCGCGTCGCCAGGTTGTAGTCTTTCTCCGCTGTATCCAATAGCGACGACGGCAAACGTCAACGGCCGCCCGACCATATCGATCGGCTCGCCGTTATCAGAAACCGCCTTCACGTCCTTATAGGCGAAATACGTCAGGCTTTTCGTCGTTCCGATCTGGATCCATTTGTCGCCCTGGACCTCATACACCGCATAACCCGAAGGCAGCACGCCCGCGGGTTGAGTCCAGGAGAGAGAAATCGATATGTAATGAAAACGCGCGATCACCGTATCGAACTCGGCCGCGGTCAGATTGATAACTGGACCGGGCCGCATATCGCCGAGTTCAGTAATGAGCGGGTTATAAGGCGGGATCGGCTCGACCTCCGCCTTATAGATTGCCGGAGCGTAGGGAACCAGTTCGAGCGTCGCCTTAAGGTCCATCGAGGGTTTAATGGACTTGACCAGGCAGTCCATGGTTATCCGCTCGAGTTGGCCGAATACGGCCAGTTGCCCGACCGTGATCTCGGCCGGGATCGACGCGAACTCGAGCGTATACTCGTCGACCACCGCGAGGATCTGGAGGTCGGTCTGCTTGCTGTTGGAGACCCTAAATCGTGCGTGCATATCGCCGGCCACCGTCACCACCAGGTCGTCGAACGTGACGCGATTCCCGGCGATTGACTTGACCCGCGCATACCCGGCTCCGATCTTGGCGACGTCATACGCCAGGCGCACCAGGTCGCCGCGCGTGGCCAGGATGTTCTCCATTCCGGTCTCGATCGTGAACGTCTCGGATCTGAGTTTCGCCTGGGCGATCGATCGGCGTCCGATCCTATACGCCTGGTGCGCGGTCGTAATCCCGACCAGTTCGAGCGTCTGATACTTCGTCGCGTTCGCTTCGCTGTAACCGTCGTCGAAGACGATTAACTCGCGCGCTTGCCATTGCTGTTGAGGGTCGACGAACTGAACGCGCAGGGCGTGAGGATGTTCGTAATAAGTGATCGAACTCGAGAACCCGCTCGAGTTCCTGGGCGTAAACAGTTGAACCGGGAAGTCGCGAAGGCGATCGACTGAGATCGAATACTTACCGGCGCGCAGGCTTGGCGTGGCGTCGCCCGTCGAGGCGATCGTCTTCAGGACGAACCAGGTCGTCGAGTCGCCAGAGATCACCATGTCACAAGTTGACTTAGGCGCGGCCGGGAAGTTGGCCGCCGGTGCATCGCAGAAACGCGCCCATTCGAGGAACGACTCGAGATCGAGGCGCGACTCCGCGGCCGGCTTAATTGACCCGGTCCCGCGTAGAACGTCGAGGTAGGCCCAGGCGGGATTCCTGGTCGCGTACTCAGTCCAGACGCCATTCTCCCAAACCGGGAGGATCGAGGTCACGACGGCCGTAAGCGTGTCGATCATTCCGTTCAGTTGATCGGTCGCGAGGATCCTAAGTTCGAGGATCGTATGCGGAACCTCCGGCGCGATCGGTGCGACGTTGCGGATCGCACGAATGGCAGAGAGATAAACGTCGTCGGCGACGTAGCGATCATCGCTATCTGGGTCGACGCGTGCCAGGCGAAACTCGTATTCGTACTCGGCCAGGTTGAACGTGATCGATACATGGAGCGGGCGCTGCGTCTCGCCGCTGAGACGAATCACTTTATCGGTCGTCAGGACGTCCTGGCGCGTTATGTAGTCCGTATATTCCTCGATGGTCGCGTAATACCCGCCGTCGCGCGTAACTGGCCCGCTGCGGGCCGTGGGCGCGCTGCGACCGCCTCCGGAGTTGCCTCCGCTATTCCACCCGCCGTCCCAATTATCCCCGTCCCCGCCGTCCGTACCCTCGCCACCGTTGCCCCACCACCCGCCCCCTACGTCACCATTACCACTACCACCACCAGACCACCCGTTATCGCCACCGGCCCATCCGTTATCACCGCCGCCCGTGTTTTGACTGTTGGCGACCCATTCGGTGCGCGTGCGCTTGACCGAGATAAACGACCCAGGCGCGTAACCGTCGACAGGCGGGAGGTAATCGATCACGTTGCTATTAGGCGCGCCGCTATACCACCCGGTCGTCGCCTCCCAATACTTCGAGAACGTCATCGGGCGATCGTAGACATACCCAGGACCCGAAATCGTGATCGGCTGTCCCGCGGCCGTAAAGTTGACCCAGGACTCATCTTTGGCCCGGTACTGGAGCATCAGGTCGACGGTCTTGTTCGTCAGGTTGCCCGTATTTTTGTCGATTACGGCCAGGCCTTGAGGCGCAGAAATATCGAGGATGAACTCACTCCCGCGCGCGCCGCCCTCGACTGAGCGCCATCCGTTGTAAAGGAGTTTCTGCGAGTAGTCTGTCTGATAGACGTCGCGCGTATAGAACGAGAGCGCGTCGCCCTTTTTGAATCTCTGATGAACCGCATACTCGACGCCCTGGAAACTGTCGATCGGGTTGTCGCCGATTCGGAGATCCTGGACCATGAGCGGGCCATATCCGAAATCGAAAAGCATATAGAGCGTCTGCTTATCGCCCAGGGAGGTCACATACGGCCGCGCTGCATAGTTCGGGGCCATCTTGACCCGGCCGTATACCCGCGGAACTGCGCCGTATTGATTGCTCGAGTTTTTATTGACAGACCATCCAAACGAGTCGGCCTCTCGAGATCCGCCGCCGCTACCACCGCTACCAGGGCCGGCCGGGTCGAGGCCCAGGCTCGGGAACGCCAGGCTCGGAGGCGGGAATATCGCATTGAGCGCGAGCGATCCGGCCATCGTGATCGCGGCCGCGGTCAAGGCGGACGCCAACAGGAACGACGTCGTCCCTGCGGTAAACCCCATCGCACCGGCCACCAATGGCCCCAGGTAAACCGAGGCCACCACCGCGATAGCGATCAGGGCGACCGTCTTTAGGATGTTCCCGACCTTGCCGCCCTGGGGCCTTACCACCAGGACGATCGGCGCGTCTTTCTTGAGGCGAACGAGTTTCCAATGCTCGCGCGTGACCAGGCTGTCGCCGATCCGGACCTCGATGTAAGTCTCTATCCATTGGTTCCCTGCGACCGCCTGGTCGACGATCTCCTGGACCGTCGCGCCGGCCCGGTAAGGAACGACCTGGTAGTTCCCTTGGATCCCTTCGAAAGGGTTATCCCGAAATATCGCGTGGCCGGAAAACTCCGACGATTCGATGACGCCAGACTTCGGAGTCAAGTCTTTCGACCGCGCTCGACGCGCCTTCCTGGTTGTGGATAAAGTAGGTCGCATCGATCAGGATCCCGACGTGGCAAGCAAAGCGCCCGACTCGAAACAGGACGACGTCGCCGCCTTGCGGGTCCCGGACCCTTTCGAATTGGTGCTGTTGTTCGCTGATTGTTTTATCGGCCGCGTCGTAGTTGCGCGGATCGTTGTATAGGTCTCGGAAGTCTGGGAACTCGCGCCCCAGGATCTCCCGGTAAAAAATGCGGACCAGACCCAGGCAGTCACAACCTTCGTGAGTTTCGCCGTGGACCTGGTAGGGAATGCCGATAAGGTCGGAAACATTCATCGCGCCCCTATCATTTGAACAGGCCCGCGAAATTGCTCGGGAGATAACGCTCCTTCGGGAACGCCAGGTTCAGCAAGTCGTCGACGGTCGCCGTCATGGTGATCGCGTCCTTGTCGTACTGAATGGACGCGACGCGCATATTCTCGATCGAGGCCTCGATCCAGTCGGGCGAGGAGGCCAGGATTAACTCGAGGCGTAACTCCATCGGCCCGACGACTGAGCGGATCTCGTCGACCAGTTCTAGGCTCGCATTGCTCGCCTTGATCTGAATCGACGGAAGGGTCTCGCCGTCGTCTGGCGGGAGAGAGATCTCGAGCGGGAAGGCGATATATTCTTGGCCGCGAGAGACGATCGGCTCGACGTTGTTCACCAGGCGGATCGGCTGAAGGAATGAAGGATGGCTCACCGTAAGGAGGAACAGGAAAACCTCGCCCGTATTCGGCTCGAGCGCGGCCTGGATGAGTTTCTGGGAAAAGGCCATCTTTAGACCTCCTCGAGTTCACAATCGACGTTCCAGTCGAGCGGTCCGACCGGGGTAATCGATGGCGACTTCAGGAACTTAAACGTCGCTGGGGCCATGGTGATCGGCTTGATCCAATCGAACGCGAGGGATCCCTGCCTCAGGTCGATCATGTAAAACGCCATAAACGACTCATAGCCGGCCTTATCCACCCAGAAAGATAACTGCGCCTTAATGCGCGGCTTAGTAAAGCGCGGGCGTGATTGCGTCGGACCCATATCCGGATTCGAACGGACGACGCCGTCCATAATGGTCTCGTTATAAGTCGCGTTCGGCCGCTCTTGTAGATCCTGGGGCCATACTGGATTAGGCATTATCTTTGTCCCTGGCGTCTGAGGCCGTAAGTGGAAGTCATCGCGCGGTCGAAGTGTCCGCCTGCGATCCCCTCCTGGACGGCCTTCATAATGTAAATATCGATCTGGCGGCCGCCGTTAGGATCCTGGCGCTCCTCGGTCTTTACTTCACCGCCGGACTGGTTGATTACGTTGACCACCGTCGAGGATCCGCCGCCCGAGGCCGAGACGCCGAGTCTCCCGTCAGATCCGCGCTTTAAAGGCATGATCGCCTCGGGACCCGCCTCGAAGGCGAGGCCTGTCTTTCCGCCGGCCATGGGGAACGTCATCGGAGTATTGAAGACGCCGCCCTTCGCGAACGGGATCACGCTAGACGCGCCAGAGGCGATTCCGCCGCTGAATACGTTTCCATTTGCCGAGGACGTCCATCCGCCCGCGGTCGACCCGCCAGAGGGTCCAGAAGGCGCGAAAAACGAGATCCCGCTCATGGCCTGTTTAAGCGATCGAACGAGCGGCTCGATAATAAGGATCTGGAGCGCGACCGAGGCCATGCCCTTAACGAGTTTCTGCATCGTGTCGGCGAACGAGTCGCCCGCGATCACGGCCGAGGTGATCGCCTGGCCCAGGAGTTGAGTAAACCCGGAGACCATGGGAGTCGCCTCGGCGAGTTTTGTCTTTGCTGACCCCATCGCCTCGTTGTAGGACTGAAGGCTTATCCGGCCGGCCTCATAGTGAAAGTTCAGTTTCTCGACGGTCTGCGAGTATTCCTCGGTCGGCGTGCGCGCCTGGTTTACCAGGGCGTTAGCGTCGGCCTGGAGAATATTCGCGCGCTCGAGCGCCGCGTTTTTCTTGAGGAGGGACTCGATCGCCTCCTGTTGAAACTCCGTGTAAGACGTGATCCCGTTTTTCTGTTGTTCGCGAAGTTCGATCAGTTTCTTTTCTGATTCGGTCACGCGCTCGAGAGAGATCCGCCAGTCCTCCTGTCCGGACGTAAGGCGTCGATTCGTCTCGAGGAGTTCCTCCTGTTTCGACTTGTACCCGGTGACTAGCTTTTCGAATGCGGCCAGGTCGCGAAGGAACTCGTCGAGGCTTTTCTTTGCCTCGCGATTCGCGTCGTCGATCTCTTTCTTTTTCTCGCCGGTCGTGCGAAGTGGCCGGCCGCTGTTGACCTCGGCCAGGAACTTCTCGGTCTGCTTAACCGAGAGTTCGAGTTGTCTCTGTCCGCGGGTCGCGTCGTTGATCGACTTCACCCATTCGGTGAACTCCTTCGTCGGCTCCTTCGTGGCCGAATAGATCTTGACGACGGTCGCCAGGTAGTCGGTCGCGGAGATCTCCATCGCCGCATAGGCGTCCTTGGCCTTGACGATATCGTCGACCTGGGACTCGGTGATTTTCCACCCAGGCGCGAGGAGTTTCGGACTGTTGAGCGGGACCGCGTTCCCGGTAAGGGGACCGACTTCGCCGCGCGCGTCGGCCGCCTTGCTGTCGTCGACCGACTTCTTAAACTGTAACCAGGCGCGATTAAAGAATCCGAGTTTCTGGACGCCTTCCTCGATGCTCGCGATTAGACTGGTTCGCAGATCCACCGCGGCCACCTGGGCCAGGGTGATATTTAGCTGCATACTGGTCCGGATCAGTTTCTTTGTCTCGCCGTCCGCTTCGCGGTACTGCTCGATCAATGGATCGAACGACTTTTCCGAAACGATATCGAGCGCGCTCGCGAGGTTTTTCTGCGCTTTTTGCGCGTTGTCTGCGGCCTTCTCGAGTTCGATCGTCTCCTCAGATAGGGACTTGATCGCCTCGATCATCGGAGGCAGCAAAGCAAACGCGACGCCGATCGCCGCACCGACCGCACCGAACCCGCCCAGGAGTTGCGGCGCTTGCTGTCCGAAGGCGCGGAGCGCGTCCTGGCCGCCTGTCACCTGGACGATAAAGTCCTGGAGTTGATAGCTTGCGTTCTGAACGCCGCGGCCCATGTTGGAGACGCCGCCGGCCGACTGCGTGGCGACTGTACCCATACCTCGCATGGCCACCGACGCGCGTTCGGCCTCTCTCACCGCCTGAGAGGCGTCGACCTGGATCCGATAGAGTAGTTCGCGGCTTTCAGTTGCCATTAGAATTTAATCCCGATTTTGATCGCCGGCCATCGTTTATTAGGGTTATTCAATGCCCGATTAT